GGCGCATGATGGTCATGATGGAGTCTTACTTTGACCCCAAATTTCAAGCTCTTTCAGAACGCCTTGACGATATTGAAAAGAAGTTGATCCCGCAAGAAGCTATGGACATTATGGAAGATCGCGTGGATGATCTTGAAAAGACGGTGGCTATACATACCCGGCAAATTGAAGAATTGAAAAAAGCTCAGTAATGAATGCCTCAGACGGTGCCTGTTTCGGGTGCCGTCTTACTTTTTGTCCATGCCTTCAAAAGCTCTTGCTCTGTATCGGTGTACTGTGTTTTTAGGTCAATGATATCCCGGTTTTTTCTATAAAACTCTTTGTCTGCTTTATCCAACGGTTTTCCAAGCGCTCTTTTTTCCCTAATACGAATGATCTGCGCAAATAAGCAGTCCCCAATTTCCATGTAGGCACCTAGCCAAGTCCACCAATGAACTCCTCCTGTATTGGTCTGCGGATCATATTCTTTTGCCCGCACTTCATATCCAAGGACTCGGTTGATTGGGGCAACAATCATAGAAAAATCATGTTTCCAGGAAATCAGCTGCGGCTGTTTTTGTTTGGATATTTCTTCTCTTCCACCGTTAATAAAGCGAAAGCACTCCTGAATCGCCGCGTCATAATCCGTCAGTTGGTCAAATTCCACATAGAAGATTTGGAGCACGGCAAGAGCTCGTTCTTGATCGTTGAAATCTGGGTCGTTCAGAATTTCAAAAATGTCAAGGATGACACGATAATCATAGCGAACAGCAAACTCTTCTCCGTCTATTTCAACGGTTTTTGGCAGTCCATAACTCATGCCGTGCTCCTTACTTCAGCTTCTTTGATACTTTTGGTACTTATTTAGATACTTTTGGAGCTTGGGATTCGTGGCTTTCTGTTCGCGCGCGAATGAAGAATCAATTTCATCCATCACAGCCAGCATGAGATTACACCACACCGGAAGCCCGTTTGCCAAAGCATAAACATTCATACCGCCAAACAGCACATCGCAAACCGCGTCGCCAAACACGCCGTCAATGATGCTGCGCATTTCAGCATCCCGCTCTTTTGCAAAGGCAAAGATTTCCCGCTTGTCTGCAATTTTTTCAATTTGTGCCTTATACCCTTCCTGCTTTTTATCCAGTTCTTCAAAAGCGGAGTACAGATTTTCCACAAAGTTGCTGTCAGTCGGGTTAAAAGACACCTCACACTTACCGTTCAGGGAATATGTAACAAGTCCGCTGTCAAAGCTCAGTTCTTTCACGTCTTACACCTCGTCTGGAGTAAAAGTCACCTTAGCGCCGGAAACAGACGCCGTTCCCGTAGTTCGTGTACCGCCGAGCGTCACGTCAAAAGGCATACCAACAGAGCCGCCGCCTTCACCACCCAAACTGGACGGCTTCACCATTGAGGCAGAATATCGCTCTGCAAAAACAGCAGTCTTGGCTGTTCCCGCATAGTGATGAACAATCAACACATCCTGGTTCGCCAGTGCTGCGGCATTCTGCTCCTTCACAGCTAGGTTCCAAATTTTTGTAAGCGCAGCGTCTCCAGCGTCCAGCTCACAGGGATCAAAGGTCTGTGTGATAATTGGCTTTTTCATGCTGGTTCTGGTGGTCCCAAGGATATCCTTCTCAGATTCCTCCTGCCAGTCGTACTCCATGGAACTATCTGTCACGCGCGTTCCAAATGGACTCCACTCCGGAGTCGATTCATCTCCAGTGTTCAGATAAGCAATCAGCAGTTCTCGGTCTACAGTCTGACCAGCAGTTGTATTAAATTCCATATTGGGCATTTATGTTTCTCCTTTCATATCCCGACTTCATAAGTCAGGCGCATTAAAATTTGATAATCTTCATAGCCGTTTTCAAGTGCGGCCAGCTTTGCGGCCTGTGTGGTAGGCTCCACTCTCAGTGCGCGGATTCCCTCTCCCAGCTCCGGTTTATTCGTTCTGGCCCAGTCTCCGAATCTGTTCAACAGCTCGACAGCTTCTAATCGTGCATCTATGCTGTCTCCCGGTTTGATTCGATAGAGCATTTCAAACTGATATTCCGCTTGATATCCGCCCAGAATGTATTTGCTTGTAATGTAAGTTCCCGGAATCGTGGAGAGAGTCATTCCTACCTCAGCGGGCTTTGCCATGTCCACATCTAAAAATTCATAGTTAATGATGGCAACAGGCTTGTCCGGAAAGGTATTGGCCCAAACCAGCATAGAGCGGGAAATTGTTTGAACCTCTTCCGCCGCAGCCAGCACCTTAGGCCGTTCTTTTTTATCAGAGATCATTCTTCACCGCCTTGTCTGCTACTCGCACCCACTTCTCAAGGTTTTCTGACTTGCTAGCCTCGAACCAATGGGATTGCGCCTGTGCGTGCATCGATTTGTTAAAAACCAGGTCCTTATCTGTGACCACCTTTGTGCCGCCTTTTGGCGCGTAGCTGCTTCCCGTCTCGGGATCAACCATCAATTTCCCGTAATATAGCATCCTGGATTCTGGCCCTGGATATATAATGCGAGGCCCGTCTACTTTTGTTCTCCTATCCAAGTCTCCTGTTAAGGCAGGAACGTAAGGAGACGTGTCCTCCCGGATTTGAATAGCAAGAGGGTGTTCAGCTTTTGAAGATGCTTGCATCAATTTATCCTTGATTTCCTCCAGGCCTTTGGTGTGTACCGTGAATCTCAGCATTTCAAACACCTCCCACTTGAAAGTGCGACATATCTCCACCAAAATCCTTGAAGTCCACCTTACTCACATCGTAGACGTTATCATATGCCGCTTTGATGGTCTGCACCGTCCAATCTGGGTGTGCGGCCTCCCCCTTGACGAAAAAGCAGTCGCGGCTTACAGAGAGCGTCCACAGGCCGGTTTTGTCGTCTGCATTCCAAAATTCTCTTGGTCCGACATACCGCTTCTTTCTGCCTGTTAAACCATCCACAGCATCAACATTGACCGGGATATACAAGGTAACGGCGTCCGCCCCTTCCAGGCCGCTCTTGTTCACATTAACGCCCTTGGAGGCGTCCAGGAGTACACCACGCAGAACAGTGATGTGATTGACCAAAGTAGGCTCAAATTTGTTTTCCGGCAGCTCTATACTCTTCGTGTTATAGAGTGTAACAACATGTGGAAACATGCTCACGCGTAGTACCCCTTTGCTTTCAAAAGCCCAGTTCCAGCAAGATACATTTTCGCCGTCTCCATAAGAGCTCCTTGTGCACTTTCTGCCGCATTCAGTGCGTCTTTGGCGCTTGACCCCCCGGAACGATAGGTTTTGGACCAGCTTCCAACGGTTTGGCTTTGCAACTCTCCTCCGTCTCCAGATGCAGAAGATAGGCTCCTGTTTGCCAGCATCCTGGCGGAATCAATCGTCTGGTAGTCCTCAGCAAGGGCGCAGCACGCCATCTTTACCGCTTCCAGGTCTGCATGTTTGGCGGCTCTTCCAGCCGTACACCAGTCAAGGTAGGAGCTTGCCCGAAGCGCGAGTCTCGGAAAATCAGATGGCTCAATAGATTTCCCGAAGTACACATACGAATAGAACTCGTAACCCGCATAAATCATAGCGCCGTCCTCCGGAGTACCGCCAAAATATCGGCCTTTTTCATGGAGCTGTTGACACCCTCCACGCCGTTCTCCACAGCATAATCAAGCATTTCTGCCCGAGTCATGCTGGAGAAGTCGGGCGTGGAGAGTGAAGCCGCGCTCAACAGCTCATTTAACCCCCCGAGGCAGCGTCTGGCTTTACAGCGGCCACAAACAGGCCGTTGGGGTCAGGAAGGACCGGGATAAACAATCCGGTGGCCTTCGTCCACACCGCTACAGGGTCAGGCGTCGCCCATTGGGTGATGGTGATGTACTGATCGGCGGACTTTTCGTTGTATTGTCCATACTCCGCCTCTTCTGGAGACACGCCCCACAAGCCCACACCCACCTGCGGAACTGCGGTGAAAGTGATCTTATCCTCCGGATAGAAGCGATGCGTCGCCTCCGTGCCGTCCGCCTTCTGAGTCTTATATCGCAGATCATAGGTTGTGATGGTTCCAAATCCGAAGAGCTGCGAAAACAAACCGCGTAGACGCTCGTTGGGAACATAGGTCCCCTGTCCAACAGAACCAAAGATCAGGGTCTGAATGCCCTTGTTGGTCGCTAACTTACGGACTACCTTGTTAGAGGTAATCGCCTCGTTGATGGTGTACCCCATCTCAGCGGCTTGGTCCACAATGGCTTGAATCTGACCAATGACATCAGCATCAGCGGACATGTCCAAATCGAAGGCCAGGTTTTCACTGGGAACTTTATAATCAACGGTCATCTTAAGGCGATTCTCATTGATGTTCATCTTACCTGTGGAAAGAACGTCCATCTTGGCAACCTCAGTACGGACCTTGACTGCATCCGCCATCAGACGCATATCATCAAACACATAGCGCACAATGGCGTCATCGGCATACACCCCGGATTCACTCAGGAGCCGAATGCGTTCAGTCTGGTTGATCTTGCGCTTGATCAGCAGCTTTTCGACCTCCATCTTGTCAAAGGTAGGCCGGGAACCGATCTCTGCCTCCGTGTCAAAGGCGTGGACGGTAGCCATCACAGGCAGGGTAGCGCCATTGGCAAGCCGCATATATTCCGCCTTGAGGTTTTCGGTCTTCTGATCAGGGAAAAGCCGGTCGCCCAGGTATGCAGGGCGGGCAACAGACAGATTCTGAGAGAAGTCCAGTCTTTCAGCATCGGAAATCAAAGTTAAAATATCAGCCATTTGTCAATCCTCCTTGTTAGACGCCTGCGGAAGTCCAGACGGGATAGAGTTTTGCATCCTTGGTCATCTTGACCGATGTAACCGCAGGCCCGCCGCTGGAGAGCGCCCATCCGGTTTGTGTATTGCTCGCTTTAGTCAGCGGATAATCGGTTGATACAGGAGCATAGCTGCCCTCCTGGTATTCATGGGTATCAACCGGAGGCGTGCCTGTACCATCGTCCTTTTCATAGGTCAGGCAATATCCCCTGGTAACTTCGGGCGCATCCACAAACACAATCCCAGCCGCTTTCAGCGGTGTCTCGGCGGCGCTCTGGATATTCAGGCGTTCTTTCAGAACACGGCCAGCCAGCATGACGCTCCCTTCGTGGTCGCCGTGGGTGACATCCACATCGTCAAAAACGATACCCGCGGCGCTCCCATCATTGGACGGGAACACAGTTCCGGCGGCAACGATTTTGTTTCCGTACTCATCCGCCACGCCCATAGAAGCTGGAATCTGATAGGTTTTCAGGACAAGCCCAACCTCGCTTTCCAGGAAGTTCGGCCGAAAAGTGCCATTCACTCTGTAAAAATGAGACATTCGTTTCACTCCTTCGTAGTATTTTGGGTTGCGTACATTTGATTGAACTGCTTGGCGTACATGGCTCCTTTGCTCTCGTGAGCAGGAGGCCCGCCAGGGCCAACAGGCTTTGCAAACGACGGGGCAGGCTTGTCCCCCTGGAACGCAGCTGGGTCGCTGTCTTGCTGCGCCTTCAGGTAATCTTCAAACCCTTCCAGAGCCCCGTTTTTGAGCGTTAGGCGGT